ACGGTAGCCAGCGCGCCGAAGGCCTCGCCCAGAGCGGGCATGGCCGGCGCGAGCGCCTGCACGGCGATGAGGACATTCTGGAAGAACGACTCCAGGCCGCCCTGGAAGGCGGGGTTCTGGAGGGCCGTCGAGATCCCGTTCAGCCCGACCTCGATGATCTGCCCGACCAGTGGCAAGATCGTGGAGAGGGTCGGGGCCAGGGACACAAACGCCTGGCCGAGTGAGCCGACGCCCTGGAAGGCGTAGGACGCGGCCGTACCCATCGCGCTGAAGATGCTGGATAGGGTCCCCTGCCACAGCGGGCCGTTGACCGCCTTGTTGGCACTGTCGAGGGCCGCGGCGATGGAGTCGATCGGGGCGGAGCCGGAGGCCATGGCCGAGAAGACCCCGCCCAGGATGCCTGCCAGGTCGAAGACGATGTTCTTCAGAGTCCCGAAGGTCTTGGCGGCGGACTGAATGGCCTTGTCCATCTCGCCCGACTCGGTCTTGGCCTGCACCCAGTTCTGGAAGCTGTAGGCCACGCCGTTGGCCCACTCAGCGATGGACGGCAGGTACTTCGCGCCGGTCTCGCCCAGCGTGAGCAGCGCGTCAGTGAATGCTCCCGCGCCCTCGCCGCCGATGTTCATCGCCTCGGCCAGGTAGCCGAGCGACGCCTGGAAGCCTGGGATGTGCTCAGTGGCGGCGTCGGCGACGGCCGCCGTCATCATGCCCATCTCCGCAGCGACGTTCTCGATCGACGGAGTGAGGGCATCCAGGGCGTTGTTGGCGAAGGCACGTACGGCGTCGGCCGCCTCGCCCCAGAAGTTGGTGGAGATCGTCTCCTGCAGTGCGGTGAATCTGGGACCTAAGTCCTCCAGCACCGTGGAGGCGTCCTTCATGGCTACGGCGAAGATGCCGATGCCGGCCGCAGCAGCGCCTAGGACGCCGGGCATCGCGAGCAGGGCGGGGAGCGAGTGGGCGATGCCCACTCCGAACTGGGAGATCGTGCCTAAGCCCGCACCCAGGACGGAGGTCAGCCCGAGGACGGCGGTTCCCATGCCGGCCATCTTCACGGAGAACGTGTCCAGGTTGGTGAAGATATCGTTCAGCGAGTTCTTCAGGTTGCCAAAGATGTTCCCGCCGGCCAAGGCCTTCAGCTCGGTGGCGACCTTCGCCAGCGACGCCTTAGCTAGCCGGACGTGGATATCGATGTAGCGTGGCTTCTTGGTCAGTCGGGCCAGGTCGAAGCGGGCCTTGCCGTCGTCGAGGTCCGCGTTGACGGTCGCCTTGCCGTCGAGCTTACTGAGCTCGTGCTTCAGCTTCCGCCTGGACGCCTCGGATAAGTGGGCGTGGGCCTCGATGTCCCCGCCGAGCTTCTTAAGCTCCGCCTGAAGCTTCTTCTTGGAGGCGTCGTCCAGCTCGGCCTCGGCCTTCAGCTTCGCGTCGAGCTTGGCGATCTGTTCCCTGATCTTGCGCTGAGTGGCCTTCTCCAGGGAGGCGTCGACCTTGACCTCGGACTTGATGTTGGCGATCTTCTCCTTGAGCTCAGCGATGTCCTGGCCCTTGATGTCGACCTTGGCGTCGATCTCCGCCTCGGTCTTACGGATCGCCTCCAGCGCGTGCTTGCGGGAGACCTCGTCAAGGTCGACGCGGGCCTTGATCGCAGCCTTCATCTCGTCGAGCTCGCGGCCCATCTTGGCTACGGCGTTGTCGTCCAGGACTGGCTTGACCGGCGTGCGCCACTCCGCTCGGCGGAGCTTCTGCTTGATCTCCTCCAGCTCGCGGGCCGAGAGGGTGACCTCGGGCGACGCCTTCGTGTTGGCGATCGCCGTCTCGATGCGGCGCAGGTCCTTGGGGTCAATCTTGGCGTTGACCTGGAGCACGAGCCCGTCGAGCGCGTCCTTGACCGAGTCGCGCATCTCGCGCGCCCACTTCTCGGCGGCGCGCTCGATCCGCTTGCCGATCTTCTTGAGGCTCTTCTCGATGCCCCGCTCAGCGTCGCCGCGGAAGTCGCGCGCGTCAGCGCCGACCTCTACGACGACCTCGCCGATCTTGTCTGCCACGGGCTACCCTCCCCGCTCGTACGTCGAGCG